AGTTATTTGCCAAAAAGTGTACGTAACTTTACCAGGGCCGCAGAATTCCTTGCTAATCCTTACGCAACCGCAATTCAACAAACCGCCCCAACAACTGAAGAAACATTAGACTTTGTACCCCGTGCTACGGCCCCGTATGAAGGCTACAAGCAACACGAAACCTTAGGTGAATACGTTGCCCCATCTTTAGGTTATTTTGGCGGTAAAGCCGCTAAAGCTTATGGTAATTATGTTGGTCCTACTGCATACAAAGCGGTAGAAGATTACTTGACTAAAACCGGTGGAATACTAAACGCAGTAGAACCTGGTGAAGCCAAAAAAATACAAGAAGTTGCTTCTGCAATAGATGAATTAGGGTTTCATTCCCCATTAGAAAACGCCATATTAAAGATTCAGCAACCTAAAGGTACTGGTGATCAATTCTTAAAACAATTGGAAAAGACCCCAGGCGTAAAGACTGAAGAACTTGATGTAACAGGAGTAAAGCAATATTTACTTGACCACCCAACCGTTACCAAACAAGAACTTTTAGATTACATGGGTGAAAGCCGGTTAAAGCTAGAACAAAAAGTGCTTGGCGAACCAACCGGTGATATTTATGATGAATACCGTTTACAAGGCGGTGACGTATATCACGATGACGAATATATACGTGGATTAGCTGACGATTTGCATTACGACATGAAAAATGATCCGGTAATACGTGATCAAGAACGGCAAGCATTGTTAGAAGCTGACCCTGAACGTTATGCAGATTACGATACAAACCCATATTCCCAGGCTAGATTAGAAGAAGATATTGACGGTGTTTTGTATGAAAACGCCAAACAACAAGCCAATGATATGTATTACGAAAATCCAATACATAGTTATTACGATGACTATGGATATGAAATATACGGTAACGATGAAATGGGGTATTCATTTAAAGACCCAAACGGCGGTTTTTTAGACATTGGCGGTAATAGGGGCGTTTATGATTTAGGTGATGCAGAAGCCGCAATGCAGAATTATCATCTTGAACAAGGAAATCTAGATATAGAAAATACAGGCGGTGTCAAATACGAAGATTACACACTACCTGGCAAATACACTAATTACCGGGAATTGCTAACAACTTTGCCGCCACAAAAATTAAATTATTCAAATTCAATTCGTGAATTGACTGGTGAAGATAAAGCACGTTTAGGAGTAAATGAAGGAGTACTAGCCAAAGTAAAAGATACTTGGGGGTATTATCCAAGTAGAGAAATTGCCGAAATGCAATTAAGCAGTAGGCTTCCTCAATATTCATCTAGCCATTTTGACGAACCCAACATTCTTGCCCATACAAGGCTAAATGACCGCATTATCAATGGCAAAAAGACTTTGATGGTAGAAGAAATTCAATCAGATTGGCACCAAGCTGGGCGTAAAAAAGGTTATCAAGGCGGTAGAACGGTACACGAAATTGATAAAGACCTTGATGCCGTTGTCAATGAATTGCGTTCTAAACCTAATGTTCAATATGCTCCAAGTGAAGAAGATTGGGCAAGATACCCTGAATTGACTGCTAGACATGATGCTTTGTATGCTGAAAGAGCCAGCGCACCAACAAAAGATGCGGTACCCAATGCCCCATTTAAGAAAAACTGGCATGAATTAATGATGAAACAGATTCTTAATGAAGCAGTTAAAGGTGATTATGATGCCATAGCATTTACCACCGGCAAACAACAAGCTGAACGTTATAGTCTTTCCAAGCAAATAAATGAACTTACATACAATCCTGAAACTAAACGGTTATGGGCTTATAAAAAAAATGAACATTATCCAGTTATAAGTAAAGAAGTAAAACCTGATGATTTACCTGATTTAATCGGTAAAGAAGCCGCTAAAAAATTATTGGAAACCAAATTAATTCCATATAGTTCAGTACATGGTGAATTAATGGTTCATGAATTAAAAGGACAAGAATTAGATGTAGGCGGCGAAGGCATGAAGGGCTTTTACGACAAAATATTGCCGGACTTTGTTAATAAATACACCAAAAAATACGGCATGGGCGTTAAAAAAGAACATCTTACGCCACCGGACAATGACAGATTTATGAACTTTAAAGATTGGGCAAATCAAAAAGACCCATCTTTAAACGATACATTTTTAAAACATTCATGGGCAAATCAAGATGATTTATATAAAGAATTTCTTAATGCCGATAGAAATGGACCTGAAATTCATTTTGTAGAACTTACTGATGCCGCCAAAAAAGATATTAAATCCAAAGGCCAACCATTGTTTAGTGGCATAGGTTTAGCGGCACCACCCTTGCTAATGGATAATGAAAAAGATAATTGACAAAGTCGTAAAATAGGCGAAAATGTAATTTGTATTCCCCCATAACATAGGAGAACTAATCATGGGCAAAATGGATTCAATGAAGGGCGTACCTTCAACAACTGGCGCAACCCCACCAAAAGGTGCTGATTCTTCAGATACTTCCGGTGAACGCATGGGCAAGATTGTCAATGGCGTTGCTATGGGCAAAGAAGATATGACCGGTGCTGACAAACAGTTCAACACAGGCCGTACAGAAGGCGTTTGCTACACGCATACCCGTGAGTGCTACCAACCCTGTAACGATTAATCATGGCTTTTACCGCTGATCTAAATCCAAAAAATAGCAAGTCTATGGATTTGCTTGATTTAGTGAAAATGGAAGATTATTTAGGCCGCAGACCTACAAAGTTACCGGCTAAAGTAAATAACATGGTTAAAAGTAGTGCTGATGATAAAGGCGTTGAATTTAAGTTCAACTCTAATCAGAACGCTAACGATACAACTGGATAAAGCGAAAAGCCCTAGCACGTGAAGGTAAACTAGGGCCTTTCTAACCACACAAGTAATCGGAGAACTTGCATGGCTGATGTAGATTTTATATTAAAACCTTTGGGGGACAAGATAGTTGTTCGCCCGGATAAACGCATTTTAAGTTCCACCATCATTGTTAATAACAAAGAAGTGGACAACATGGGCACGGTAGTAGCCGTAGGCCCAGGCAAGCGCATTAAAGGCCGCCGTGAAGCTATGCCAGTAGAAGTAGGCCAATACGTTAGATTTGGCACAATGGGTGGCGATGAATACCTAAAATATCAAGAATACTTTACTAGCGATGAACGTTATCTGATAATGTCATGGCAAGACGTATGTTTTATAACTGATAGGGAGCAAGCATGAACATTGATTTACATGATCCGCAAGATAAACTAATTGAAAAAATTATGGCCCATTTTGGCTGGTACAAAGTCAAAAAAGTAGAATTGCCAATTGAAAATTTAGATATAAGCTACACATTTATTACTAAAGACAATAAACCAGCGGTAAAACGCCCAGCCGCCAAAAAAGTTAACAGAAGAACACCTAGAAGTGACTTTAAATTTGCAAAGGATGCTAAAAATGGCAACTAAACCTGGACTTTACGCCAATATCGCCGCTAAAAGAAATAGGATCAAGGAAGAAAAAGCTGAAGGCAAACCAGTAGAACGTATGCGTAAACCTGGCACAAAGGGCGCACCTACTAAACAAGCATTTATTGATTCTGCTAAAACTGCAAAGAAAAAGTAATGGCTACTAAAAAACACGATAAGCCCATAGAGCATAAAACCACCGGCAAGGGTAAGACCTACAATCCTACGGATAAAGGTGCTGGCATGACCGCTAAAGGCCGTGCTGAATACAATGCAAAGAATGGTAGCAACTTGAAAGCCCCAGTCCCAAATCCAAAGACAGAAAAAGACAAAGGGCGTAAAGCTTCTTTTTGTGCCAGGATGGAAGGCGTAGTTAAAAAGGCTAAAGGACCGGCAGAACGTGCTAAAGCAAGCTTAAAGAACTGGAACTGCTAATGTTTAAATGGTTAATCCAAGGAATGATTTATATATTCAAGCCAGCACCGCCCATTGAAAAACCAGCAAAACGTACTTATGTAAGAAAAACAAGATTATTATCTTCTAAAGCAACAGTTGTTAAACAAAAATTATCACGAAAGACTACTATGCCATTAAAAAAATCAGCATCACCTAAAGCATTTAAAGAAAACATTAAGACTGAAATTAAGGCTGGTAAACCAGTAAAGCAAGCAGTAGCTATTGCTTATGCTGAAAAAAATGCCGCAAGCAAATCCAAGAAAACCAAACCAAAAAGGGTATAAGCATGATCACTTTTGCAGATTTAGACGTTAAAGAAGTTCAACTGCTATTAGCTGGTTTAAAGAAGCTACCTATGGAACTCGTAGAAGAACTTCATAACAAATTGTTAGCAAGTGCTAACGAACAATGGATAGCCAAGAACAAGCCAGTAGAGGGTATGCAAGTAAACCCTGAAGATATTACAATTACTAAATCGGCAGAGTAAAGAAAGCTTTACAAATCATGACTTTATCAATTGATACAAATAAAGTGGGTGCGCCTATTGGCAATGACAACGCCAAGAAGGGCAAGATGTTTTACGATACTTTGCGTTTGATATTGGTACAGAATGATCAACGTAAATTAAGAAACATTTCTGACAAGTTAGTAGAAGCCGCTGAAAAAGGTGAAGCGTGGGCCATCAAGGAAATCATGGATAGGATGGACGGTAAAGCAGTAGCGGTACAAGAAATCCAAGGCCCTGGTGGATTAGAACTAAAAACTGGTTTTGTATTGACTTTTGAAGAACCGGCCAATGGCAACGATTCAGGAAGCTAAAGCTAAAGCACGGTTTCCGGCAAAGCTTAAATGTTTATTTGAACCAGCTAAAGCACGATATAGAGTTCTTTATGGTGGCCGGGGTGGTAGTAAGTCATGGAACATAGCCAGGGCGCTATTACTAAAAGGGTGTGAACAATCCATACGGGTACTTTGCGCCCGTGAATTCCAAACCAGTATTAAAGATTCGGTACATAAGCTACTGGTAGATCAAATCCATAACCTAGAACTAGAAGCCCATTATGAAGTGACAGACCGCACCATTAGGGGCATAAACGGTACTGAATTCATATTTGTAGGCGTTAAGAATAATACAAACAATGTTAAATCTATTGAAGGTATTGATATTTGCTGGGTGGAAGAAGCCCAATCTGTAAGCCCTAATAGCTGGAACGTCCTAGTGCCAACCATCCGTAAAGCGGATAGCGAAATATGGATTAGCTTTAACCCTGAACTGCCTACTGATGAAACCTGGAAGCGGTTCGTAATGAACCCACCGGAAAATGCAGTAATTCAAAAGATTAATTGGTCAGACAATCCTTGGTTTCCTGAAGTATTAGATTTGGAACGCCGTGCCTTACAGGGTAGGGATATAGAAGCATATAACAACGTTTGGGAAGGAATACCACGGCATACGGTGGATGGTGCCATATTTGCTAAAGAAGTTACTATGGCTGAATTAGAAGGCCGTATATGCAATATTCCTTGGGATGCAACTAAACCATGCCATGCCGTGTTCGATCTTGGGTGGGCAGACCAAACGGCCGTGTGGATTTTGCAATTTGTTGGCCAGGAAACTAGGTTATTACGTTATTTTGAAGATAGCCAGCAAACTATTAGTTA